AGTATTTAAGATGGAGTTTCTTTCAAGCAACGATCCAGAATCTATTGAACAGTCTGCACCTAAAGTATCCCCAAAACTTTCATCTGGTACAGACACATGGGTTGAAAGACAGGAAGAAAGAGAGTTTGAAAAAGCACCGATAGATCCACCATCCTATCGTGATTCAGAGAGAGAGAATCTACAAGAGGAAATAGGACACACTCATACATCTGATGACCAAACTAACATTCAAAAACTCAGGGCAACTTTTACTGAAAAGGAAGGAGTGAAAGATGACATACCATTCTGAGGACCAGCTTGCTTTTGCTGAAATTGGTGATTTAGATATTATTGCAGACATTGTAAAGCAGGTTGTAGAAATTGAAGATGGGAAAGGTGCAGATATGGACATCCCCGAATTTCCCATCTTACGATGCAATGAAAAACAGGCGCTTGAAAGTTATGAGAGTTTGCAAGCGTATGATTTCACGAATCTCATTGCAAGAGAAAAGTGGTCGTCAAGACAAACAATCATTGATCCTGAACTGAAGAAGGATATTATAATTAAGCGTGCATCAACTGGTAATGATGCATCAAATTTCTTTCATTACAATACAAGGGTTGCTTGTGACAGTAACAATCATCCTTCTCCAGTCAGATCATGGTTTGATCGAAAAAAGAGAAAGACTATTGAATCGTCAATGTTTTATCAAACAGATCATAGAACTGCATTGACAATGCGGGGCTATATTGCGGCACAGTTTAGACCATCGTCTGCAAAGGCATTGTTTGCAACATTAAATGCAAAACGAATTTATGATCCCTGTGGTGGTTGGGGAGATCGGCTTGCTGGTGCAATGGCAACACCAAATGTCGAGTTTTATTTTTGTCGAGATGTGAATCCTCTGTTGTTCCCAATGTATAATATGCAGAGGTCTTTTTACTCAAAACAAAGGCAAGTCTCATTACTGGATCAAGTTACTGAAGTTAATTTTGAATTGCGAGGTGCAGAGATAGACTGTCCAAAAGAAGATTATTTTGATCTGGTTTTCACATCACCACCTTATTTTTGTACTGAACACTACCAAGGAGAAGATTCATCATGGAACAAGTATGATAAATTCGATGCATGGTTGCATGAATTTCTATTCAAATTGCTTGCAAATGCGTATGATTCTCTTGTTGATGGTGGAATAATGGCAATCAATATTAGTGACTGCAAGACAAAAGAAGTTCACAAGATATGTATGCCATCTATAGAGTATTGTCAGAATGAATTACAAGGATGTAAGTGTCTCGGTGTCATGGGTTATGAATTAGCCCCTCGTGTTGGGAAAAACATTGAAGTTGCTGACACCAATGCAGAACCTATATTAGTGTTCTTCAAAGACCTTTCTGGCAATCACTCTACAACTAATTTAGAACAATTATTCTTTAGGAGGGAATATGTCAGTAGTAGTTAAAGAATGGCAAAAAGGATATGAAATAGAGTATCTGAAACAAGTGTCAAATTTATTTTCAGGATTCAATGAGTTTTCCTGCTCCCCATTCTCTGAAATGAATAAGAATACTGTTGCAGAATCATTGGCAAATGGACACATTGAGTTTCTTGAAAGTGCAGTTGTTGAATCATACATTGTAAATTCAAGTAGAAAAATTACAGTTGATGGTAACATTGCAATCGGTATCAAAGAAGAAGGTGACAGGGTTATCAAGAGAATATCTGGTGATATACTTCAGTTGATTGAAAAAATAAAATCTTATGAAGAACCTACTTGGCTGTTCATTTGGGAAGAAGATGTAAAATCAAAACACATTGCATATATTGCAAACTACAAGAAAGTTGGAATAAAAGTTACAAGTTTTGGTGAAATATATGGAGTCTATTTCAAGGACAGTTCTGTAGCTGAGAAACTATGGGGAGAAAGAACACATCCAGAAGTGTCAGAATATGAGAAGTATGCCCTGAGAAAATTAAAACTGAAAAGAAAAATTGACATGAATCATGCATTAACTTATATAGAGGAAAGATTGAACAGTCTCCCAGAGTTTACGGATCACTATTCAAACTACAATGCAAAAGGTTCATGGAGTGCATTGTCATTGAGAGGTTACAGGAAAGACCCATCTTTTATTGCAAAGCCAGTTGAAATGAACAAGAAGTGGAAAATAAAAAACACTGGATGTCTTGACTGGAAACTTGTTGATACTCCATTAAGATCAGAGTTTCCTGAAATTGAGACTTTACTTGATATGTTACCTGGTGAAAAACATCGAATAAGGTTTATGAAACTAAAGCCAGAAGGTGAACTTGAAAGACATACAGATTTGGTTGATCCAGACCAAGGTATTTCTGATGGTAAACTTGCAAGGATCCATTTTCCAATAGTTACAAACAAAGAAGTTAAATTTCAAAACTGGGATTGGAATGCAAGTTCACCAGAAATTCACATGAAAGTAGGAGAAGCATGGTATTTGGATGTAAGAAAACCGCATCGTGCAATCAACTCTGGTGATGAATACAGGATACACTTAGTTGTTGATGTTGAGTCAAGTGAAAAACTGAGGAGTCTGATATGAAAAATAAATTAATCAATGGTGACTGTTTCAAAATTCTTCCTAAAATAAAGAAAAATTCTGCACAACTGATTTTTACAAGTGTTCCTGACTTGAATGATTTAGGAATGAACAATGAAGAAATAATAGTTTATGAAACATTTATTGATAATGCACTAAAACAATTTGCAAGAATAATAAAAGATGATGGTTTTATTGCAATGTGTCAGTCAGATCGAAAAATGGATAGTCAAGTTTATTCCAAACACTCAATGTTAATACGAAAGATGTATGATTTAAAATTCATATTAAAAGATTATAAAATTATTATAAAAGATGTTAGCAGTAAAGATCAGTATAGGTTTCCATATCAGCATCTATGTGTATTTACTCGTAAAGGAACCATTACAAGAAATGGAGAATGGCTGAATAATATTTTTATTTATGATATGAAGAAACACAAGATAGGGCCTTTTTATACTTTCCCTATAGATTTTGTGAAACTAATAATCTCAAGTTTGACAGTAAAGAATGAAATTGTAATAGACCCATTTGCTGGGTCTGGTGTTGTTCCTCATATTGCAAAAGCAATGAATCGACAATATCTAGGAATAGAAATCAACAAAGAATTATATAATGATTCAATAGAGAAAGGTTTAGATGAGGAAGAAAGTATTTATACCAATTAGGAAGTGTCGAGTCTGCAAAGGATCGTTTCAACCTAAACAGAAAACATCAATGATGTGTTCAGAAAGTTGTCGATGGAAACACAAAAGAGATTGGCACATTGATAGATATGCAGAACTAAAGAAAATCAGGTTTGCAAAAGCAGAGAAGAAAGAATGTAAAAAGTGCAAAAAAGAATTTCCTGCAATACCAATAACAAGGACTTTCTGTTCAAGAAGTTGTAGTAATACATTCAAGAAGCCTTATCAAAAAGTTGAGAATCCTGCAAGGTTTTATAAGAAACTTTCATTCAGGGACTATTCACTTGACGTTGATCTTGACACAATAGAAAAGAAAGAAGCACATCGAAAAGAATTGCAGATTGCAACAGAAAAATTTCTAAAGGAAGGAGGTAGAATAATAAAACTATTAACTGTTCCTGAACCAAAACTACCAACTGTTGGTTCAAAATATTGGAATTGGGAAACATTAGTTGGTCTTGATCCTTTTGGAACAGAGGATTTTTCTGAACCAGATTATGTTGTAAGTGATATAATCTCAATATTTAACGAATAAACAAGGAGAGAATTATGCCTAACGAAATAATAACTACCATGTCAAATGAAGATTATCACAAAGACAAAGGGATTGGAAAATCAAGATTAGATGCAGTTCATAGAAGTATCAATCATTTTCTTATGCCATCATCAATATCTGGACCAGCATTGATTCTAGGTTCTGCCTTGCATTGTGCGTTTCTTGAACCAGAACTATTTGATATTTTATTTATTAAAGATGAAAAGAACGATAAAAGAACAGTAGAAGGTAAAGCAACTGACAAAGAATTTCAGAAACGTGCAAAGAACAAGACAATATTAACTGAGAAACAATGGGATGTTGTAAAAGAAATGCATGAATCATTGAGAAAAGATAAGTTAGTTCAAAACTTGTTTCAAGATGGAGAAGCAGAAGTTTCATTATTTTGGGATGAAAAAGACATACGTTGCAAAGCAAGACCAGACTGGGTTATTGACAAAGGTCGTATATTGATTGATTTGAAAACGACAAAGGATGCATCACCAGAAGGGTTTACGAAAGCTATTGCAAATTACAGGTATCATGTCCAGTGTGCATGGTACTCAAGAGGTGCTTCTATATGTTATGACAGAGTGCCGGATCAGTTTGTTTTTGTTGCAGTTGAGAATACTGATCCTTTCAATGTTGGTGTTTATACTCTTGGTCTTGCATCAAGAGATGAGGGCTGGCAACTTGCTGAAGCTGATCTCCGGAAATATAAGGAGTGGCTTGAGTCACCTCCTGAGGAAAAACATCAAGGTTATTCTCAGGAAATTGTTCAACTGGAAATTCCCAACTGGGCGTTTTCATTCTAGGAGAGAAAAATGAGTAATGATATTATGACGTTAGATGATTGCAGGACAACATTGACTCAAATGGAGAAACAAATGAAAATGGCTTTGCCAAATCATATTCCTCCAGAAAAGATCAATCGTGTAATCATAACTGAAGTTCAGAAGAATCCAAAAATACTGAAATGCACAAGATCATCAATATTGACGGCAGTTATGGAAGCGTGCCAGTTAGGTCTTGTTCCTAATTCAGTTCAAGGATTGGCATACTTAGTACCATACGGCAATCGTTGTCAGTTGATAACTGGCTACAAAGGATTAATCTCACTTGCACTACAGTCTGGTAGACTTGCTTCAATTTGGGGCAGGATTGTTCGTGAAGGAGATTTATTTGAATATGAAGAAGGCACAAGTCCATACATCAAGCATAAGCCTGTTCTGCCATCTGATGCAGGACAGACATCTGCAAGAGTTAAAGCCGCTTATGCAGTTGCAAAGATGAAAGGGATTGATGATACCCAGTTTGAGTGTTTGACACTTCTTGATATTGAGAGAATTAAAGCAAAGTCTGCGGCTGGATCAAGAGGTCCATGGAAGGATGATTATGACCAAATGGCAAAGAAAACTGCGGTACGTCAACTCCTGAAATGGTTGCCCCTTGAATCTGAGAAAGTAGAATGGGCGGCAGACAAGAGAGAAGGTGGTTCAAGTGGATGGGAATATAATGTTGAAGAAAAAGATTTTGTTTATATTGCAGAAGATGATTCAAATAAAGTTGAAGACTTGAATCAAGAATTTTCTGCTTAACGAATTTCTCCCTGACCAAAGTGGCTCTGACCTCCCCTAACTCAAATAGGGTCTAAGAGTGGACTAACCGATAACTGATGAAGAAATTCACGCTTTTCATGTTTGAGCGGCAATAGCTCAGGAAGGTGTCGGGGAGATACAAAAGGATATATTATGTATATATGGACAGTAAGAGGAACAAAGCTAGAAGATATTTCTATTATATTTGATAACGATTCATTGGATCCTATTTCTGATGACTTGCGTACAATAAAAGATAGAATATCAAGGAGAGGTAATCGCAAGGCTAAAACCAGGAGAAGAAAAAATGTTCAACGTAAAACTAAATGAAGCAGAACAACGTCTTGTTACTTACATTGCAAAGAAAAGATTTGTAACAAAAAGACAAGCAGGATATCCTGTGTCAAAGATAGGACCTCAGTCTTTTGAAGATACAGACAGAGAAGGTTTTGCAGGTGAAGTTGCATATTGCAAAATGATGAATATATATCCAGATTTAACGATAGGAATTGATGTACCTGACTTTGACTGTATATTGCCCTCTGGTGAAAAAATAGATGTCAAGACTACAAAGTATCGCAATGGACATTTGATTGCAACCATGAACAAGGTAGAGCATCCTCCAGACAAGTATGTACTTGTGATAGGACAGTTCCCAGAATATAATGTGGTAGGAGAGATTCCTGCAGAAAAATTACTTAAAGAAGAAAATATAAAAGACTTTGGAATGGGGAATACTTATGCAATATCCCAAGCAGAATTGGAGATAATATGAACAGATCAATAACATTGAAATTGCCATTTCCACCAACTGTCAATAGATACTGGCAAGTTGCAAGAAACAGACTGATAAAAACAAAACGTGCAAGAGACTACAGAAAAATTGTTTCTCTGTACCTGTTAGCAAACCATGAATCTATAAGAGAATGGAATACACGTTACGATATTGAAGGCAACAGGATTGTTAAAGATGAAAGAACACTTGCACTTGCAGTTGCAGTTCACTATCCTGTAAAGGCTGGACCGGATGGGGATATAGATAATCTTTTAAAAGTGATGATTGATTGCTTAGAAGGCACTTTGTTTGAAAACGACAAGCAGTTTAGGCACGTTCAGATTTCAAAAGAAACACAAGACAAAAAAGAAGGATCAGTCAGGGTGACTATCAGAGAATGTCCTAATGAATTGGAGTTGTATGATAAGACCTTTGAAGTTCTAGGAGTACACGTTTAATGAAGTCTTGGAGATAACAATCCCATTTCATTTTGAATATTCTCCATTCCCATTGTTGTCGTTGCACCTTCTAATAAGCCACGATTCATCAGTCTTTGTGTAATTTCGTTTCCTCTCTTGGTAAGATCACCTTCAAACTTTCCTACACCTTGTCTGCCCGTGTCAGTCAGATACTTCCCAGCGGCTTCATTTTTTGCTGCCGTAGTTCCTTTCAGGAGTTTAGTTCCAGCAAGACTTGCCGCTCCAGTCAACATCCTTCTAGGAATATTTTCAACTCCTCCAGAGATCATGTTCCTTGCGTTCAAAAGCCACTCCTTCATTATCTCGCCTGAATCAGAACGGGGGATCATTGCTCCTGATGCTATGTGCATCTCCTGAAGATTATTCAGTTGTGCAATAAGTTTTGGTGATTCATCACCACTAAATAATACACTATATTTCTGTTGATTAAGTTCAGAGAGTGCAACCTTGCTATGTGATTTTGTCGGTTGAACTGATGCATCCATCTTTGTAGTTGCAGACGATGATGCTCCAAGCAGGTACTGGGTTCTCTCTGTTTCTGTTGAAAGATTCTCCCATTCATATCTTACATCATCTGAAGGTTTGCTGGGATCAAAAGCCTTCTGTCCTTGTTCATAGGCTTCTTTTGTTGCTGAATCTGATGTCCAGCTTTTACGGGCATCTGTATATTTTTGTAATCCTACATGACCCTCAAAAGCAGGATTCTTCTTTGGATCAAGAAGATCAAGCATTTCATTTTTATATGCAGTCAGTTCTGCCGCTTGTTTTTTAGTTGGTGCACTTGGAGAAATTGGGCTGATCCTGACCTTGTCATCTAAATGTTTCTTTACTTGGTCAAGTGCTTTCAGGGAATACTTCCCAGGTTTGGGAGGAATTTCTGGATGCATCCCCATTTTACCCTTTAAGTCCACTACCCCTGTAGGTTTACCTGGAGTAGATTTACCAGATGGTAACTCAGGCATATCCCAAGGTGCAGGATGTTCATCCTTTGCGGCTTTCCTTGCATCATTGTATGCTCTTCTCATTGCAGGAGTCTTGAATATCTCATCAAGTCTTGCAATAGTTGCAGGGTCTGTTATGTCTTTTGTTTCCTTGAAGGCCTGGTCATATAGTGATACTGCGTTGCTTCTTCTGTCAGATATAAAAAAATCATGTTTCTGTTTAGGTCCCCACTTTGAGAACCCAAGTCCCTTATGCAGTAGTTCCTGTACTCTTGCCCTGTCAAGTTTTTTTGTATTAAGGAGGGCTTCTTCAAGAATGGTTCTTGCTTTACCAGGTTCTGTCATTGCCTGTTTCACAAGTTTATGCACATTTGTCTTGCCAAGATAGGGCAGAGATATCCACTCAGGGTTGCTTCCATCATCAATGTATTTCTGAAATTTTGCTTGTCTTGCTTCTGCGGACAACCCATCATTCCTAAATGCTTCTTCAATATCATCCAATGCTTTTGCTTGTGAATTTGATAGTTGTTCTACTACATCTCTTCCAGCTTTCTTCTTAATCCAGTTCCATCCACTTTGTGCATATCTCATTGCAGGATTTACGAGTGGTTCTATCAGTCTCATTGCACCTGTCATTCCAACACCAATTCCAGCACCTGCTGAGGCGGCAGGACCAACTGGTGCATCTTCTGCAAGTGCCATTGCTGTACCTTCTCCTAATCCGATTGAACCTTCAACAAGAGCTTCCCTTCCAAAATTTAACATTGGTTGACCAGCAACTGGAGCCATCCCCGGTAGAAGCATCCCCGCTTCTGATAATTTTGCACCTGTTAATGCCATACCTCCATATTTTGCAACCTTTGAAAGAACAGGATTATTAGATTCATAGTCTTGTATTTCTTCTTCAATCAGTTCTCTTTCAAACTCAGTTGTAGTATCATTCACCCATGAATTAAAATATGCTTCTGCCTTACTGTTTAATCCAACTACAGTCAGTCCATCAAATACATTGCGGAGATATCCCTTTGCACTCCCAGTTTTCTGTGAAGGACTGTCAACGTCTCCTTTTCTCAGGTCAAGAGATGCACGATCCGTAACTCTTTTATTAAACTCATCTATTGATTTAAAGTTGCCATATCTTGGATTTGTAATATATTTTTCAATCGACTGTTTGTCTCTTTTCCTTGCATCATCTTCCAAATCACGATATGTCTGTTGAAATGCAGGATCATTCTCCATTGCATCACGATTCTGAGACATATTACTCAATGTACCCTGAATCCTGTCATGCTTTTTCTGAGCAATCATTACCTGCTTCAATGTCTTTTTAAGATGTTTTTGTTCTTCTTCAGTCATCAATCATCCTCATCAGTATCATTATCAATATCATTTGCATTTTCATCATCTTCAGGGTCTGCTATTTTTACATTAGACTTGATCTTATCATCTGGGTACAGTTCAAAATAATCATACAATGGATTTATCAAGAAACCTCTTGCTTCATCTTCAGGTAACCCTCCTAATTTGTTCAGGGCAAGTAACTGTGAATTATATTTTGGAGTTACAACTTCTGTCAGTTTTGCATGAGCAACTGCAATAACAGAATTAAGAATTTCGGTTTTCTGTGTTTCTCCCAACTGTACTCCATCCCATTGTTTCTGGAATGCAACACCAACATTTGCAAAGAAACTTCGACCTGCAGTTGAAGCATTTCTAAACTCTGATGCAAGAACAGTAGAAGTCTCATCCAATGATTTCATAAATTTATAGATCATTGCAAACTCTGCAACTCCAGAGGATTTAGTTGGATCACCAACCTTCCTTTGAGCGGCAAGATTCTTTAATGAAACAAGCAACGAGGCTATTTTGTTTGCATCTTTTATTGCAGGTATTTGTGCATAATCTTTCTGAATCTTGTAGATATTATCCATTTGGGTTTTGGACAACAACCCACTTGGGATTTCAGAGACAGAATCATAGTTGCCATATTTGTCAAGTTTAATTACTTGATGATTCTTTTTATCCTTTATTGCTTTATAGACCTCTGGATTGTTTTCTTCTGCCCAATCAAGAGCATCCTGACCTACAAGTTTTTTAGGATGAAGTGTTTTCTGTTCCCTGATTTTAGCTTTCTCCCATTCAAGTTCTGCATAAAAGAACTCTCTTGCATCTGCAATCCTCTTATCTTGTTGTTCCGAAGTCAGAGCATCTTTTGTTACTTTTCTTGCAAGTTCCAAGTTGAATTGATCTACACCAATTATCTGGGCATCCAACTGCATTTTAAGTTTCTTTTCCCATTGAGCATCAGTAACCTTGTTTCTCTCCTCCTGAGTCTTTATTTCATTCAAATAATTAGTTTGAGTAATGGTCCCTTGTACTACATCATTTGCAAGCCTTGCTTTCATAACGCCCAGAGTCTCTTCTTTATTAAGAGCATTTCTGGCTTGAATATCAACCCATGCAACGTGTTCTTTCAGAGTTTGTTCATGTCCTGCTTGCCACTTGGAATAGTCAACTTTCTGCTGACCTTTTAAATTTTCAAACTGCACCACTCTGAAAGCCAAGTCCTTTGCCTTGTTCTGCATTGTTGCATGATGGACCATCTTATTGTAATCCATACCACCCATCCAATGTTCGTTCTTCTGATGAAGTTCCTGAAGTTTGATTTTTATATGTTCTTCTTTTATTTCATTATCCTGTCCCCACTTTAATATTTCTGCGGCAGTTCTCTGAACACTTATCTGGTGGGTTTGCTCAAATTTCTTTTTTGCAAATCCATGTTCCTCGTTAAATTTCTCTTTGCTCCAACCAAATTTATCTTTGTCAAGGACAAGTTTACTTTCTTCAAGTTCAAAATTTTTCGTATGCTTATCCTGATCTAATACAAGTCTTGCATCTTCATTCTTTATCTTTTGTGCAAGTGCTTGTTCTTGTATTGCTAAATGTCTATCTTGTCGTTCTAAATCAGATTCCTTGAATTTACCCTGCTGTTGAAGTTTCAGCATGAACTGATCGTTATCCTGTTTCAACTTGGATACATCAATATCAATCTTCTTTCCTTGCAGATCAACTTTTCTCTCTTCTAACTGAAGTTTGATATTCTGACCTGTCTCCCTAAGTGCATAATCCTTTGCAGCAAATTTCCATTTTTCTTCTGTATCGAATTCTTGAAGTGCAAATTTTTTCAAGGTTTGTTCTAATCCTTGAGCATATTCTTCTTTTCTATTTATTTCTTTACCCTTTTCATGTTCCAGTTGGGCTACATAATCTTGTTCCCTCCATAACAACCCAGCTTTTTTCTTTAAGAAACCTCTCAACTCTTCCAACCGTTTAGGATACATGGCTGGTGTCATTTTTTGAAAGAACTTTAATTCCTTCAAGGACAAAGTTTCTACGGCAGAATCTAACATTGCCCGAAATGCCTCATCCTCCTGTTCAGGAGTCATTTTCTTTTGTTCCTCATGCCATGCTTCTATTGCGGCCAATGCTGTTTCTGGAGATTGATCGTATTTAAGCATGAACAAATCGAACTTTCTTTCTGGGACACCAGCTTCCTTCATGTATTTTATGAAGTTTGATTTCTGTTGTATTTCTTCTTCTTCTTCCTCCTGTACCTTTTGGGCTTGAGCGGTGGCTGAATCATCCTGCTGATTCATTATTTTCTGGTTGTAGTATGCTTCCATCCCAGCAGGAATAGCATGACCAATCATCTCATCCTGGGTTATTGGAACATCTCTCCACCCAGATTGTCTCATCATTGAAGCACCAGCGGCCAACAGCCCTGCACCATAAGCAGGGAATTGATCTAATGGTTCATACCATTTCCTTTCTTCTTTCCCTTCTTCTTCTTCTTCCTGCAGATCCAGCAAACTTTGTTGTTTGGGATTCTTTGCTCTTCCTGAAGCATCAATAGCAATACCATCTGTTGGATACTGCATTGCCGCCAGTAAGTCATCTTCAGTATTGTATCTTTCTCCACGTGTAGGAGTATCAGTCAATGCCATGTTAAGCCATTAGTCCTTTAGGTGTAAAATACTTCCGTCTTTGTTTTTGTGATGCTAACTTCATTCCAGGAAATGCAAC